TATCCCAATAAGCGCCCTCAAATAAAGTTAAACCGCCCTCAACCCCCCTTGACCGCCCAGCCGGAATGAACGACAACGCCGCCGCTTATTGGGATAAGATAGCCCCCACGGTCATAGCAAGGGGACACCTCAACGTCCTTTCTGAAGATGCCTTTGCGGAATTGTGTGACCTCCATTCCCGGCTGAAAGACATAAACACCATGATCAACATGGGCGTGGTTCAAAAGTGCGACGGGTGCGGACAGGAAAATATTATTCCCGGCAACCGCTCCTTGCTTCAACTCGACGATAAGTGGAGCGTAAACGACGGTATGCAAACGCAGACCTTCAAGGAGTCCGCCCTGTCAGACCTAAAGCGTAAATACTCGAAATTGTTTCTTGATTATCAAAAGCAATTCTACTTAACCCCCCTATCAAACCGGGGAAACTTTGGATTAGAAAATGGCGATAGCGACGAAAAAGACAATAAAAAAGACAACCTGTTCGACTGATCGGGCTACGCTGTACGCCAAGGCCGTGACCGCCGGGGAGATTGCCGCCGGGCCTTATGTCCGGGGTGCCTGTCTTCGCCATATTCACGATCTTGAGAAAGCTGAAAACGATCCTGCTTATCCGTTCAGATATTGCGAAAAGGAAGCCTCTGGCGCTATCCGATTCTTTGAGGAACATCTTTTCCTGAATGGCGGACAGTTCGAGGGAAAGCCTTTTCTTCTTCTTCCCTGGCAATGCTTTGTTGTCGGCTCTATTTTTGGATGGAAGCGTAAAAGCGACGACATGCGCCGTTTCCGGGTTGCCTATATCGAGACACCCAAAGGATCAGGGAAGAGTCCGCTTGCTGCCGGGATAGGTCTCAAGGGTCTCGTGGCCGACAAAGAGCCGCGCGCTGAAATCTATGCCGCCGCTACCTATAAGGATCAAGCCATGGTCTTATTTCGTGACTCGATAGCCTTTTACGATCAATCCCCGGAATTACAGAAGCGTCTTATCGCTTCGGGCGTAGGGGATAAGCGATGGAAATTGGCAAATGATAAAGGTGGGTTTTTTAAGGTTATATCTTCCGAGAAAAAGGGTCAATCCGGGCCGCGTCCCCATATGGTTCTATTGGACGAGATCCATGAGCACCGGGACGGAACTGTAATTGAAATGCTGCGGGCCGGTTTCAAGTTCCGGCGCCAGCCTCTTTCCTTCATGATCACAAATTCCGGCCATGATAAAACGTCCGTATGTTGGGAGTATCACGACATTGGATGTCAGATTGCTTGCGAACTGCGCCAAAATGATGAATTTTTTGCCTATATTTGCAGCCTGGATGACGAAGACCTTGTTGATGACAGCTATCTTTCCGATGAATCCCTATGGTCTAAAGTCAATCCCTCCATCGATGCCGGGATACCGGGTTATGGTTATATCCGGGGGCAGATTCTTGAAGCTCAAGGAATGGGGTCGAAAATGGCAACGGTCAAGCGGCTTTGCTTTTGTATCTGGACCGAGGCCGACAATCCCTGGATAAGCGGAGAGATATGGAATCCACTCCTTGATAAAGACTTTGACAATTCCCTCCTCGAATCCCGGAAATGCTGGGGCGCCCTTGACCTTTCAGCCGTTAATGACCTGACATCCTACACGCTTTTGTTTGAACCGATAGAGGACGACCCCTTTTGGAGATTAAAGCCCGCTTTCTGGATACCCGGCGAAAACCTGAGAAGGAAGGCGGAGATCGATCACGTGCCCTATGACGTTTGGGTTAAGCAGGGTCATCTTTTCGCCTCAAAGGGACCGACGATCAGCAAAACCGAAGTTATAAAGCATATCCATGAATCATCCCTTAAATATGACATCCAGGGGATCGCCTTTGACCGTGACCGTATGGCAGACTTCAGGGAACTCGCAACAAAGGCCGAAGTGGAATTCGCCTACGGGAAGTGGGACAAAGAAAAGCATCAATGGATTTTTGATAGTCAATCGGGAATCAAAATGATGCCCTTCGGTCAGGGTCCCAAGAGCATGGCCCCGGCTGTCGATAAATTTGAGACTTTCCTGCTTAACAAAGAAATCCGACATGACGGGAATCCGGTGCAGACGTGGTGCATGGCGAATGCTGTTGTCAAGGATGACGATGAGGACGGATACAGGAAGATATCAAAGCGTAAGTCAATCGGAAGGGTTGACGGGGCGGTTACGGCTGTCATGGCTTGCGGGATCGCGGAGAAGAAAGAGGAACATACATCCGGCATGGAAGAACGCGCCAAGGCCGGGCAAGACGTAATTAGATCAATTTGAGGTGAAATCATGACCGATCCAATCCTTTTGAAACCGCGAAGAGTCGCCATGTTGTTAGATTGCTCTATCCGAACCGTCTATGAGTTGGTGAAAAATGGGGAGCTTATCGGCCATAGTCACCATAGGAGCCTCAGAGGTTTGAGAGTTACAACAGAATCAGTGAAAGAATATACCGAGAAATACAAAATTCCCCAAACATCATTTTATCAATGAAATGATTTTGCAAACTCGTCACTTTTGGTTAGTTTCCGCACTACAATAAATCTTTTTAATCTGTCACAATTTACCCAAACAGTCAAAATAGATTTTCCTGACCTTAGCGCGGGGACTTGTGATGCTCAAGAAACTTTCAAACCTTCTCCTTTCGGCGGATGAAAGCAACGTCTATCTGGCGGTGGGCGTTGCCTTCCTCTTCATCGGTGTTTTCTATGTTTACCCCCCTGCATCATTCGTGGTTCTTGGCTTGATTTTCATCGGGCTTGCCTATCTGCAAGCGCAAAAAGAGGGAATAAATGGGCCTACTCAGCAGACATGAGACACGCGGAGCCGTGACGCCGGGACTCTCTCCTAAAGATCCTGCTTTGGCCGATCTTTTCAGTGGCGGTATTAATTCGGCAAGTGGTCAAAACGTGACGGCGGATACCTCTCTTGCAATTTCAACTGTCCTTGCATGTGTGAGCAGGGTCGCCAAAACGTTGGCAATGTTGCCCCTTAATGTCATGCGAAGGCTCCCCAACAAGGGACATGAAGTAGCAGAAAATCACAGGTTGCAAAAGCAAATAAGTTCCCGGCCTAACCGCTGGCAAACATCATATAACTGGCGAATATTATCACAAGTACATGTAATGTTGCGTGGAAACGCATACAGTCGCATTGTTTATTATCCGGGCAGGGGACTTAATGAATTGGTTCCGATGGACCCCGACAGGATACAGCCTTTTGTTGAAACTCCCAACGGTTCGATTTATTTCATGGCCGACAATTCCCCCATGCCCCCGGCGGGGTCTAAGCTCTATTATCAGCACTTCCCCGTTAATGGGAATACGGAAGTCCTTATGGCTGATGAGGTTTTACACGTCCGGGGCATTTCATCGAACGGAATAGTCGGAAAGAACGTAATCAGGCTCATGCGCGAATCAGTAGGGCTCGCCATGGGGACGCAGGAGACCGGGGCGCGACTGTTCAGCAATGGCGCACAGATTTCCAAATGGGTAAAAACTCCTAACAGACTAAGCGATCCCGTCTATGACCGGCTCAAAAAGCAGTTAAGCGAGGGCGGGGAGTTTGCGGGCGCTCGTAATGCTCATAGGACGATGATCTTGGAAGAGGGCCTTGATATTGCGAATCTTTCAATGACGATGGATGATGCTCAATTCTTGGCGACACGACAATTTCAAGTAGAGGATATTGCGTCTTTCCTTGATGTCCCCCTGATCCTGATAAATCGTAGTGGCGACAAAAACCAGACATTTGCCAGTGCTGAGCAAATTATTTCAATGTTCATCACTCACCAGATGTCGCCGTGGTTCAAAAACTACGAGCAGGAAATGAGCGAATCGCTTTTGTATCCGTCCGAATCCGATGAATATTACATAGAATTTGATGTTGATGGAATAATGAGGGGCGATTCTGCCGCTCGCGCGGCTTTCTATCGGGCATTATTCGGCACGGCCTCAATCACTATCGACGAAATCAGGGCAAAAGAACATATGTCTCCGCTGCCAAATGGAGAAGGCAAAAAGGTCTATATCATGTCGAATATGATCCCCTTAGATATGGCGGGGCAGCAAATAACACAAAAACAGGCACTACAGGCGAACGCCTAAGAGGTGAACCATGAAAAAACCTATCCTTCCCAACGAAGAAAGACGCTCCATAAAAATAGAATTACGGGCGCAAGAAGATGGATCACCGACGATCAAGGGCCATGCAGCGGTTTTCAATTCCGCCTCTGAACTGCTTAACGGCGATTTTAGAGAAATAATCCTTCCTGGTGCTTTTACCGATTGCCTGAAAACCGACGATGTAAGGGCGCTGTTCAATCATAACCCGGATAACATTCTTGGCCGCACTTCCGCCGGGACGCTGCGCCTCTCCGAAGATGAAACCGGGCTGGCAATAGAAATCGATCCCCCGGAAACAACCTGCGGCCATGATCTGCAAATCAGCATGAAGCGCGGGGACATCAAGGAAATGAGTTTCGGCTTTAGCATCGGCGAAGGCGGAGACGAATGGACACGCGACCCCGACGGATCGGGGAATTGGACCCGGACAATCAGCAAAATAGAGCGGCTCTATGATGTCTCACCGGTCACTTACCCGGCCTATCCCGAAACTGATTGCGCTATCCGCTCACTCGACAAAATCAAGGCTGAAAGAATGCCAATATATAACGATTTAGAAGCAAGGAAAATGCGCCTCCAGATGGAAGCGGTACTTTAACGACAAAAAGCAGGAGGATTTAAAACGATGAACGCAAAATTGAGGGAAATGCTGGACAAGCGGAATCGGCTCATCACGGAGGCGCGAACCGTTGTTGACAAAGCGGACGCTGAAAAACGCGCCATGACCGATGAGGAAAAGGGGCGGTATGACACCATCATGAAAGACGCCGGGGACATCCGGGAAAACATTGACCGGGAAACGCGGCTGATCGAAGCCGAAAGGGAGAACGCAGCGGACGCCCTAAGAAGCAAGGGGAGCCCGGAAGCGCCCCCGACCCCGGAAGCGGAGTCAAGGCAAAAGGCTTTCAGGAGCCTCCTCGTCACTGGGAATCTTTCGGCGGATGAGGTGCGGAGCCTGACCGCCGGCAGCGACATTCAGGCCGGTTATCTGCTGGCCCCCCAGGAATTCGTGCAGCAGTTGATTGTTGCCGTAAAAAACAAGGTCTTCATCGAGGCTTTAGCGACTTCATTCAACACGAATAACGCCAACGGCCTCGGATTCCCGACGCTTACCGACGATGTTGACGATTTCGAGATGGTGACGGAAATCAAAACGGCCCCTGAAGATACGTCGGCAAAGTTCGGAAAGCGCGAACTCAAACCGCACCCGGCCCGGAAACTTATAAAGATGTCCGACAAGCTCCTTCGCAGCGACGGCATGAACGTGGAGTCCATCATGATGGATCGCCTCGCTTACAAGGCGGCGATCACAAAGGAGTATAAATACCTGCTGGGGACCGGTGTCCAGGAGCCTCTTGGCGTGTTTGTTGCCTCCGCTCAGGGCGTCCCCGCAAGCCGGGACATCACGACCGACATGGAAGCAACCGACTTCACCGCCGACGCTCTCAAGGCCGTTAAATACAGCCTCAAGGCTCAGTATATGGAAAAGGCGAACTGGCTTTTCCATCGTGACGGAGTGGCGAAAATCGCCAAACTGAAAGACGGAGCCGGGCGGTATATCTTCGAGCTGGCCGATGCTATCGGTGCAATGGATGTCCTTCTCGGCCGTCCCCTGAAAATGTCCGAGTACGTCCCCAATACCTTCACGGCCTCGCAGTATGTCGGCATGTTCGCGGACTTCTCCTGGTACTACATCGCCAACAGCCTTGCCTATCGGATCAAGCGGCTGAATGAACTGTTCGCGGCTACGGCGGAAGTCGGATTTGTTGTTGACTTCGAGTTTGACGCAATGCCGGTCCTTGCCGAGGCCTTCTCCCGGATCAAGACGGGGACGTAATAAGCAACGGACACAATAACCATTTACGGCCCCGCTATCACGGCGGGGCATAAAAAGGAGATAAAATCATGAACCTCTTGAATGAAGTCAAAATCACCCCGGTCCTTGGATATTATGCAGCGGGAGTTACCGAACGCAAGGCCCCGACCATTATTGATACGGCAGGATATGACGGCTGTCTGTTTCTCTATCTTTTCGGGACAAATCTGCTTGAAACGGCGGTCCTTAACTGTTGGATTTACGGGCACGATGTTGATGCCACGGGCGGAACCAAACTGACCACGGCCACGGTGGCGCATACCGTCACGGCGGCAAACGCCCTGCTTGCCAAGTCGGCTATCGCTATCGATGTTTTTCAGCCGGACCCGGCCCTTTATCGCTACCTGGAAGCCTCCATTGATCCCGATATGGCCAATGCTGAGATTCTGGGCATCATTGCTATCCAGTATAACGGCAACGTGAAGCCGGATGCAAACGCGGTATTGCTGGCGTCTAACATCGAAGTTTTCCCGGCAGCGTAACGCGCGAATATGACTTGAAGGAGGTCATGAAATGAAAAAGGTTTTTGCAATCACCCTAATGCTCATGATGATCGCCACGATTGCATGGGCAGCGGGCGGCTACAATACGAAAGTCTACATGAAGCAGGGCGGGGCGGAGCAAGTCGTCGGCAGCGGGGGAAAGGTGACGGTTCAGTCCGGCGGCATCGTTGATGTTGAATCCGGCGGATCTCTCAAGATTGCCGGGACCGCCATCACGGCCACGGCAGCCGAAATCAATAAACTCGATAATGCCACTGCCGGATCTTCGACCGCGAAAATTTACGTGAATACAGAGGGCAGCGACACGAACGGGAACGGCAGCATCTTTGCCCCGTATAAAACGCTTACCAAAGCCTTCACGGTCGTCACGACTGCGCGAAAAACGGTGATTATGAGCGGCGGCGACTATGACGAGGCCGCGGCGGTGGTATGGCCCAGCGTCAACGGGGTCATCGTCGAAGGGATCGACGGGGATGTGGTTATTTCTTCTGCGGCCAGCATTACCCACGTCATCGGAATCGATCCCGCTGCGGCTTCCGGCACCTGGTCCGCCACCCTGAAGAACATCGAAATCGACCACGGGGATATCGTCGGTTTGCAGGTAGATAATTCCGTTGTCGCCAAAAGAATCAACCTCTACCTGAAAAACTTCACCGCAAGCGCCGGTTCCGGATCTTCCATCGACATCAACCGTAGCGGAGCGGCTGGTGATGCGATCCGGGTCTATGCGGACGGTGAAGGCAATACGATCGAGGGCCTTGTCACGGTTATCACGGAAAGCACCGATGACCGCTTCAGGTTCAAGGGTTATCGGCTCATCGGCGGCCTGACTGTTGTCGGCGCCGTTGCTTCCGAGGTGACGCTGATTAATTCCGGGGTGCTTACGTCCGGCCTCACCGTGGACGGAGCAAATAAACTGACTAATGTTGGGTGCTGGTACGAAACGGACGCCAACCCGAACGTCTACACGGCATTTACGAACGCTTACGCAACCTATTAATCTAATCCCATAGGTGGAGCCGGTCACCCGGACGGCCCGCCTCGCTCCCCGAAATGGAGAGGCTTAAAATGCTTGAAATACGCATGAAAACAATATCGGCGGGGCCTGATGGTGTAAGGCATCCCGGCAAAACATACCTGGTACCGAAAGGTGAGGCCGCTGCGCTGGTGAAAGGCTGCTTTGCTGAAACGGCAACCATAAAAGCACCGGAAAGAGCTGTTGTCAGTTCGTCGGAAACTGCGATTGATGGCCCGGAAGAGACGACTGATGGTCTGAAGGTAAAAAACCGAAAACGTAACCAGTAAGTGAGGATAGAACAATGGCAATCACAGTTACGACACCGGCGGTAGGTCCGGGAGCATACAAGGGGTTTATCATCAATGGCGTTTCGGCGGATGCGTCGGGCTGCGAAGAATTAAAGGCGGCGCCGGCGGCTGGTAAGTCTATCCATATCACGCATCTGACCATCAATAACGGAGCGAACGCCTTATCGCACACCATCGGCGAAGGCGAAGCGACGCCCGGAAGTGTTGACACGGCGCTCATCGGCCCTATCGCAATGGTGGCCAATTCGTCAATCCAATGGGATTTTTACCCGCCCATGAAGCTGACAGCGGCGAAGTCTCTGGTGATTGATTCGAGTGGAGCCGGGGCGGTGTGCGTCTTTGCAGAGGGATTTGTAGCGTAAGGGAGGGCAGGCCACGAAATACAAGATCCTACAAGTCCTGATAATCTTGCAATTTGCGCTGGTGACATTCGGCTCATACTGTTTTTCGGCATCCGTTGACCGTCCTTCATGGGTTGAACATTGGGACATGGCGCAGGCCTTAATAGCCTTTCTTTTCCTTGCGTTGACGTGGTTCATGGTGCGGACATTATGGAAAATAGACGACAATCAGACAACTCTTTTCAATCGGATGAACGGCCTTGAGACTGAATTTTACACCCTAAAAGGGCAGCATGAAGCCATATCCGGGAAGTGTAAGACATGAAACCTGAAATCAAAAAGCTATACGACTCCAATATTGGCGACTTCGGGAATCTCGAACCGGATCAGATCATGGGCTTAACCATGTATGCAGAGGCGCGGGGCGAAAACAGGGCCGGGCGCGTCGCCGTGGGTACGGTCATTCTCGAAAGGGTGGATCATCGGAAATGGGACGGGGAAAACATCATGGATGTCTGCCTGCTGCCCTATCAGTTCTCTTGCTATCTTCCCAGAGATCCGCAACGGGCAAAACTTGCCCTCATAGCGAAGGATTTCCCTTTTCATTATCGGAAATCGCTACCCTTGCAGCAATGCACGGATATTTCCCGGGGACTGATGGACGGAACCATTCCGAGAGACCCGGAATTAGCGGCGGCCCATTGCTGCCAATACATGAACCCGAAGACGGCGGAACCGGGTCAGGAAGCGCGACTGTTGAAATCGGGCATGAAGATCATCAAGGACGTGGGGGCGCATCGTTTCTACGCATGAAGACCGGTAGAGTAAAACAGATTGAAGCGGCGAAGAAGGAAAAACGGCAACGGCGGAAGGCGAAGAGGAAAAAGAAATGAACAGTGCGAAAATCATCAGAATATTGGAATTAGCGGCTCCCTTTTTCGGTGTGAATCCAGAAGAGTTGAAACTTGCCATGGCCATTTTGGAAGTACTTGGAGAAGAGGTTAAGAAGTGAGCAAATTCCTATCGGACTTAGACGTTCGCTGCATCAATGACGGTAAGTGGGTGCTTGATTCTCCCCTCCGTTATCAATCTGACATCCTGGGATTGATCGAAGTTCCGGCGGGATTCGAGACCGACTTTGCCAGCGTTCCCCGCGTACCTTTTGTCTACATGGCCTTTGGGGACCGGGCGCATCGGGAAGCGGTGCTTCATGATTTTCTATACCGGATTGACGCAGTTCCGGCGGCAACCTTCGACCAGGCCAATGATGTTTTTTTGGAGGCCATGGAGGAGCGCGGGAAGGGCTGGTTTGTTAGACGCATGATGTATTGGGGCGTATGCATGGGCGGGCGGGGATCTTATCACCAAAAAAGGATAGGCGACAAGCTATGAACGAAATCCTTACCGACAACTGGTGGAAATGGCTGTTCACGAATTACTCCTATACCATCGGTCTCTTTATTGCCCTGTTGAAAGCATGGGCAGTCGTCAATCCTAACGTGCCGTCAAACAAGATTCTTGATTTGTTCAAGGTGAAATGATGAACGTAGTCCTCAAAACCGCGCCGTCCATCGAACCTCTGGCCCTCCTTGAGCTATGCGATCACTTGCGCATCAAATCGGACACCTTTGCCGAATCACTGGACCCCTACACCTGCACGCCTGCCGGAAGTCACCCGGTCGTTACAGGCTACACGCTCTTGGGGACCGGCATTGAGGTATTAGGTAAAAAGGCGATCGTATGTATTCGCCCGACAAATAACGGCGCCGGGGCGACTGTTGATTGCAAAATTCAGGAATCAGACACGGACGTAAGCGCGAACTATACCGACTGGACCGGCGGTGCATTTACGCAGATCACAGAGGCAAGCGATACGATTATCCAAAAAAAGGAATATACCGGCAATAAAAGATATATTCGCACGGCCTCAAAGACGCTCGTTAATGCCTGCGATTTCGGGACCGATATCACTGTTGAGAGCGCAGAGGCGACGTTAAGCGACGACCTGACGGACGCGATCACGGACGGACGGGAAATAGTGGAGAATCACACCCGGCGGGCGCTGCTCAGTCAGACATGGCTTTATTATCTCCCCTACTGGCCTTCTTCCTGCAGAAGCGGCCCGGATCAGCGCGAACCTGACCGGATTGTTATCCCCTTCGGCAATCTGCAGGATGGATCCGGAACGGCCCCCATTATCACCTACAAGGACAGTGACGGCACGGTCACGACAATGACCGTTGACACGGATTACCTTGTGCAGACCAACGGAGAACAGTGTGGCAAGATCGTATTGCCGGAAGGCGTATCATGGCCCACGGCGACCCTGTGGCCCTCAAACCCGATTTGCATTGAATTTACTTGTGGGTGGGCTTCGGCGGCCCTGCTCCCCCGGAATATCAAGAGGGCGTGTAAGTTCGCGGCGGAAGACCTTTATTATCACGGCAACCGGCATGATGTCTTGAAGCCTGCTATTGAATCACTTTTGGTCAATTACCGGCTACCGAGGGAGTTTTAATGGCCTACAAACCGACTTCACCCGACGAACGGGACACCAAGATCACCATTATCCGCGTAGTAGGCGGGGTAGATGTCGTCATAGCCTCAAACGTATGGGCGAAAAAGACGACCCATAGAAGCGACGAAGCTATCCAGGCAATGGCAGCAACCGGGACGGCTACCCATAACTTTCGGATGCCTTACAATCCGGCGGTGCGGAGCAAGGACATCATTAAAGAGGGAAGCAGGCGCATGGCGATCATCGGGCCGCCGATGCCAGTTGAGGGACGCACCATGATGGATGTTACGGCGAAGGAGGCGGGCGGATGACCATCGACAATGCCGACGTTGAAAATCAACTTGCAGAGGCCATAAAGACGAAGTTCAACGCCCTCATCGCCGGTGAGCATAACGCTTTCTGGATTGCCGTAAACGGGCAACTTGCCGACGGCGACGCAACCGGATGTAGCTATCCCTATGCCGCTTTCTGGACTGTAACCAGTAATGACGACCCGACATTTACAGAGGAATTTACGGATCATTTAATTCAGTTCGATTTCTTTTCGGTGGTGAGCGCGGCGGAGGCGCGGACGCTCCGCTTTTTGGCAAGGCAGTTATTTCACGAAAAGCCGCTTACAATGACCGGAAGCACGGTAATCTGGATACGCGAATCAAACAGGGTAGGCGGGGACCAGCCGGAAGATATTCCAACAGAGGATGCAGGGAATAAGGTTTGGCACCCGATTTCAGAATATGAAGTGCGAACCTCTTTGAATTAAACGAAATTAACCAATTAGGAGGACAGACCAATGGCAAGAGCGGCAATTAAGACAGGAGTATTGGCGGGGATTTACATCGGCGCAAATAAGGTTTTGGGGGCAAGCGAATATTCGGCCTCTGGAATCGCGGCAACCTTCATCGACGCCAACGAGTTCGGCTATCCGATCAACAAGAAAGTCCCGGACGGAACCATTGACCCCGGCACAATCAGCGTCCCCAATGTCCTCAAAGACCCTGCGGACCTGACCGGGCAGGCGTTACTAGACGCAGCTTGCGCAGCAGGAGCGGGATATGGCCCCGACGAAATCAAGTTCATGCGCGACGCGACGAGTTACTACACGGTGGACACCGGCGGCTTGATTTACGTGTCGAAGGCGGCAAGCGGCGGACTGAAACGTAACGGCCTGGAAATTACCTCTTATGAGTTCCAGATTTCCGGGGCGCTTCTGGTCCTCAAGCCGTCCCTTGTCTCCATCGCCGTCACGGCGACCGGCGGAGCGGCAACGGTCGCCGTAGGCGCAACCAAGCAGATGATCGCAACTGGCACCTACTCAAGCGGCCCCACGGCAGTTCTGACAAGTCAGGTTACGTGGGCATCGGCTGATGAAACCAAGATTGTTGTCACTAAGGGAGGCCTTGCGGCTGCTGTCGCTGCTGACGCCGGGACGGACATCACGGCCACGCTCATGGGCATTGTCGGAACCCTGTCAATGGAGACCACCTGACCTTAATCGTCATATCATCGGCCTACGGGCCGGAAAGAAAATAGGTGAATTATGTTTTTTGACTTGGATGCAGCACTTGGCGAACGCTTTCAGTTTTTCGGATCACGGCTTGATCCTAACACCGGCGATACGATTTATGACGAACCGGCTGGTGATGCTTGGGTAACTATCCGCAGCCTTACCCCGTTTTACGAAGAGCGCATGGCAAAGCGGAAAAAGGTAGTCGAGCATGTCCTGAACACGAAAAGCAAGGCAATGGAGCGGCTATCATTTTATCCAGAACAGTCCATGGATGAAATCAAGGCGGAGCGTGACGATGCCTGGGATTACGCCATAACCGACTTCGAAGGCTTCAAGGATGCAAAAACCGGGGAGGTTATCGAATGCACACGGGAAAACAAGATCAAGATGATGAAGGCTCCCATCTTTGATCGTTTTGTTGCTCGGTGCTTGCAACTCCTGGCCGCTTCCGGTGTGAAGGATAAAGAGGAAAAAATAAAAAACTGATTGAGGCGGTGGAGTTTGCGGATTTGCAGGCTTCACCCGCCTTAACCCTTGAAGACGGCACGGTTGTCACCGCTTGCGACCGTTGCCGGGAAACCTGGGAACGGAGCAAGAAAGAGCCCCCTTGCGAAACTTGCCGGGTTGACCTCCTTGAAGAAAACGAGGACGCGGCCCGGATTTACAGGATGATCCGGGGGCAGGTGATCACCCGGCATAATGGTAAGTATGACACGATCATGGACCTGAACCACTTGGCGCTATGGGCGGCGATTGACGGATACGGGATAAAGGACAGGACCGGGTGTTTTGAGAAGGTGCTGACGGTATTTCATCATTTTCAGAATGAGGATAGGGGCGATGAGGGTTGAAAATTGGGCTCCGGCTGAAGTGACGGTTGAGATAGAAAAAATGGCTATGGATAGGATTGAAAAGGCCGCCGAAATAGTGGCCTCTATCGCCCGCGATCTTGTACCTATCGGAAAGCCACGCCCTGTATATAAAAAAGGTCAATATGCGGGGAAAGCATGGACTGCCCGAGAATCACAGACTTTGAAAGATTCTATCCGCGTCAGGCGTCTCTCAGGCGATCCGTTTTTCAATGTAAGGGTATACGCAGGGGCAAGGCAGTCTGACAAATTGACGGCCTATTACGCGCACATGGTGGAATATGGGAGTGTCCATAATATAACCCCGAGAAAGCCCTTTCTCAGACCCGCCATGCGATTAGCAAGGGATAGGATTGCGAACATTATGGAGAATGGCTAATGGCAACGCCAATCGGTAAAATTTATGTCGAACTCTCCCTTGACGATAAGGTTTATAAGGAACGCCTTAGTGGGACTCTGACCTCTACGGAAGCCACGGCCAAAGGCATAGAAACATCTTGGAGGGCTCTGGGAGCGAAGAATGACGCCACGTATGACGCTATGCGCCGTTCCTACGAAAATTCCCTTACCCTTATCAAGAACAGCACCACGGCAACCCATGCCGATATTATCCGCGCTCAGGAAGCCGCCGCGAATAAGATCAAGACCCTCAACGAGCAGCAGTACGGACATCATACCTCAATGATCGAGGGCATGAAAAAGAACTGGGTAGGCCTTACCGCCGCCGCCTATGCCGCCTATGCCGCTTTCAATCAGGCTGTTTCCTACATGGACATCGGCGCGAAGGCCATGCAAGTTGAATCCTCTTTTGAAATCATGTCAGAGGCCGCTGGGATCAACGGTGAAAAGATGATCTCCGCAATGAAAGAGGCTACAAAGCACACCATAGATGATTCCGACCTCATGTCAAAGGCCGTTAAGCTGATGCTTAATGACTATAAGCCGGATCAGATAGTAAAGTTTTCGGAACTCGCCGTGACAGCTTCTCAATATGCGGGGGTGAACGTGTCCGAAGCATTTGAAATGATGAATGATGCTATCGCCAACAAGACCCCGAAAGCTCTTGTGAAGCTCGGCGCAATGACGAAAGATCAGATGAAGGTAGTCACGGAGGCCGTGAAGCAGGGAGCCGATTCTAATTCCCTCTACGAACTATCAGTGGCGAATCTCACCTTGAAACAGTTGATGTTGCAAGGCACCCAAAATGAGTCCACGCTTGCCCTCCAGAGGTATCATGCAGAGGTTGGCGAGTTGACCGAGACTCTTGGCAAGGGCCTGATATGGGTCATGGGCGGGGTCGTGAAGTCCTTTCAGCTCGGGGCGTCAATGGCAATGGGTCTTGTAGCAGGATTTGCCGGAATCGGTTCTGAAATGAAGGACATGACAGCAACCGCCATTGAACTTGTTTCCGG